AAAGAAAGAAAGTTCAGTTATTAGAGCGGGCAATACAGCCCTTAAAGACATGATGAAGGATCTTTAAATAAAGCTTGTGTTAGCTCTAACGGTGTATTATAGTTACCCCACTGACACAAACAACGGAGCAAATATTATGAGTAATTACCTAGAATTAAACGGATACAAATGGAAAAACGTCACTGGCCAAGCGGCTAGATGCTCAAACGATAAGGTTTTAGGTAAGATTACCGACCAGTTTGTCGATGATGGGAAAATGGTTTTTATGATTAATGGTGAGTATGAGGTGGTGGCCAGCGATGTTGACTCAATTGTCTATCCTGAAACATTTATAAGAATTACGGAGTGATTATGAGATTTCAATGGGATGGTTTTGATTGTTGGTTTATTGGTTTTAATGAGCTTGATAGAGACTCAAACGCTCACGGTCGAGATTATAAGTGGGTTTTATGGTGTGGCCCCTTTTCGGTAATGGGTGTTAGAAAATGACCCCAGCACAACAGCCAAAAAGCAACAGCCAGCGCCAAAAGGCTAGCGACGACCGGCACCGCGCTCTAGGCCGCAAAGGCCGCAAGATATGGGCAACACTTGCTGAGCATGACGCAATAAAGCGCCTGCTGTCTGAGATGCGGGTAAATTATAAGGATCTATAACTATGTGGGATAAGATCAAAAGGTTTTTCTTTGCGGATATAGAGCGTACAAATTGCCGGTGCTGCCACGCCAAACTTCACCGCAATGGCGGGATATTGGTACCGTTTGTTGGTGCTGGGTTTTGTGTAGGCTGCGCATCTAAATTAACCAAGGATATATAGGAGGATATATGACACTAAACCAAATTAAGCTCCACATACACGAAGCCGACCGCATCTCTCAACTTAGCGAACTATGTGACTCACTCAGTGAGTTATTTGATGAGGGTGTTGTTTTTAGTGAAGATGAGTGGGAGGAAATACAGTTCAATATGGAACTAAGAAAGTGCCAGATAATACTGATGAACTAAATTAACAAAGAGATAGGGACGCCCGCCAGGGTCTCCCGCATCGCAGGTTATATGCTAGGTTGTTGAATGATCAGGGAGGTATTATAATAAGCAATAAACGGCGGAATGATGGAGCGGCGCGACTATACTAAATCAATTTTAAAGCTCTCGATAGAATATGAGGGCGGTAGAACTGTCCATCACTCCGAGGAATGGGCTAAATCCGAGAATATTGTGATAATTAAAGATTTAGACGGAACAAAATGGATTCGCGGCAAGAATGGCAAACGGCGAGCTGTTATGAAAACAGGTAAAATATGCCCCGCATCATTCACAAAACTTATTTCAGGTAGACGTTAATGGCATTTCCAACAGTAGCAGCGGGTAATACATCGACGGAGCTTGTAGCTGTTACGCCGCATGGCGTGGATATGCCGGCGACTGTTAACGCTGGCGAACTGTTGTTGATTAAGATTTCAACAGGTGGCGAGCCGGTAATAACAATGCCCGCAGGATGGGAAAACGCATATACTCCAGTCACTTTCTCGGCAGTATCTTTAGCGTGTTTTAAAAAGATTGCAGACGGTACAGAGGGTGGCACAACTGTTAATTTCACTACTGACATAGCAGTTAAATCTTCGCACATTGCCTGCGCAATTACCGCCTGGGTAGGTGATTTGGCTGGAGTTGTGTCCGGGTCCGCTGTAACGGCGAACTCAGATACACCCAATCCGCCCTCAGTTACATCCACCTGGGGTACTGGAGATAATCTATTCCTTGCTCAAATGTCAATGCAAAGAACAGCGGCGATAACTGGATATCCAACAAACTACACAGACAATCAAACTGAAATAAGCACGGGTAGCGGCGGGCAGGATTCTATAGTTGCGATGTCGACTAGAGCGCTAGCAGCTGCAAGTGATGATCCAGATAATTTCACAGCCGCCATCGCTCGACGCAACATAGCCCAAACGCTAGTAATTGCTCCAGTAGGGGCGGTATTGCCAGAAGGTGTACCACAAACTAATCTTTCAATCGGTATCGGAATAGGAATAGGATTATGAGCTTTACATCACACACAGGTAAAGATGCTGCTGCCCTATCTGCGGTTGGCGTTCTAGCACCGCATGCCCAGGCCATGTATATCGGATCGGCTGGCGATTTGGCCGTTAAAACAGCTAGAGGGGATGGCACTACAGTCACATTTGCCGGCCTAGTATCCGGTACTATTTTACCTGTTGCGATTAAAGAGGTGGTTTCGTTTACTGGAACAGTGACCACGCTAATCGCTTTATATCCCGAGGCTGAATAGTGACCCCGGATGAAATTAACGAATTAGTTGACGATTGCATAGATGACTTATGTGATGACAACGCAGAATTGGGCGCTGAATCTCTGATTGAGTTAGCCCATATTTTCGCAAGGGCAGGAATGCCACAGAAAGCCTTCATGGATATGAGGGAATTTATAATAAATAGCGCCATAGAGCGCTTAGGCACCGCAGCCACTGCGTTTATTCACTATAAACTTCAAGTAGCTGAACAGGATGCCAAAAAAATACGATTACTCAACAGTGGAGCAAAGAACCATGGAACAATCTACAGCCGTCATTGAAACAATCCAAGAGCCGACACAAAAGAAAAAACCCGGCCCCCCAGCAAAGCCTAAAGTTGACATGAGTCACATTGATCAAGCCAACAAGCGCATCGAAGCCCTAGAATCAGTTGTAATCCGTATGGCACACAACAGCGGCACCGCACACGCTATCCTCAAAGCAGCAGGATTAGAGCCCTATAACCCCACTAAAGCAGACATGTCTAAGTATAAGCGTGCTAAATAATGAATATAATCATATTTAGTGACGATAACGGCGTCGGAGTTCAGGTCGGCGAAGAGAAGCAATATATCACTGACGATTTAAAGCAGGCCATCATAGGTGACTCACTAGATGAGGTAAGAGCGCTTCGAGCGACTAACCAAACATTAAGAGATCGCCTGGCGAGCATTAAGAGTCAAGTAGAATGCCTCAAGGAAATGGAGATAAGATACAATATCATCAACTCTATATGTGCCAACTGGTGAGCTATAATTAGCCAAAGTTAGTAGATACTAACGGTTAAACCTATCAATTACTTAGTGGGTAAAGTATGGCCAGGCCTAAAGGTGTGCCAAATAAGAACAAACGCGGATTATTAGGAATGCTTAAACAGCAGTATGGGGACGACTTCCATCCTATTATGAAGATGGCTAAGAACGCCGTAGAGCTTCAATCAATACTAGATGGATTAGACGGCGAAGAGATAGACAAACTCTTTGTTGGATTGAAGATGAGCATCGACGCATGGGATAAGATCGCACAATACACTGAGCCTAAACTGAAGGCTGTAGAGGTATCAGGTGAGGTCGATCATAGTGGTGGTATAAGCATTACATGGCGAGACCCATCCAAGGATGAGTGAGGTAATAGAAATACCCTATTCACCTAGACCATTGCAGAAGATCATTCACGATGATTTGAAGCGCTGGTCTGTCGTCGTATGTCATAGGCGGTTTGGTAAGACTGTATTTGGTATCAATCATCTACTAAGAGACTGTCTGACATCATCAAAGGAGAGGCCGCGCTATGCCTACCTTGCGCCTACTTACAAACAAGCTAAAACAATCGCATGGGATTACCTGCAACATTACTCGCGTGTTATCCCCGGCATTGTCGTTAACCAATCTGAGCTACGCATTGATTATCCTAACGGTGGCAGAATACAGCTATTCGGGTGCGACACGCCTGATGCGCTTAGGGGTATCTATCTCGATGGTTGTATTTTGGATGAATACGCGCAGATGCCTAGCTCGCTATTTGGAGAAGTCCTAAGACCTGCACTGTCTGACCGTAAAGGCTGGGCTTTATTCATTGGTACGCCTAAAGGCAAGAACTCATTCTATGACCTATATGCCCACGCTGAACAAGACGAGAACTGGTTTACTGTAGTCCATAAGGCTAGCGAGACTCAGATAGTGGATGAAGAAGAGCTGCGCGATGCTAAGGGGATAATGACCGACGAGGAATATGAGCAAGAGTACGAATGCTCATGGACTGCTGCTATTAGGGGGGCTGTATATGGTAAAGAGATGGCTGCTACTCTTCGCGATGGTCGTATTGGCTTTATACCTATTGAACCTTCTATCCCCGTCCACACCTTTTGGGATCTTGGTATAGCTGACTGTATGACTATCTGGTTCGTCCAGGCAGTAGGCAAAGAGATAAGGTTTGTTAACTACTATGAGCACACTGGTGAAGGGATGGCGCACTACATTAACTATCTCGATCAGTTCAAACGCGATCATAGTATTAGCTACGGTGATCACTTCGCACCGCATGACATCGAAGTAAGGGAATTATCCACAGGCAAGAGCCGTAGAGATACAGCACTTAAGATGGGTATAGCGTTTAGAGTAGTACAGCAGCATAAGGTAGCAGACGGCATTGAGGCCACTAGACGACTATTCAACCGCTTTTGGTTTGATCAGAAACGATGCAAGCACGGTGTCGAATGTATCAGCCAATACCGATATGACTACGATGAGAAGCGCGGAGTGTTCAGGGACGCACCATTGCATGATTGGGCAAGCCACTGTGCTGATGCTCTTAGACAGCTATCTATGGGCTGGCAGGAAGTACTCACACAGAAAGAGCGCGACTTCTCGCCGGTAATAGCTAAATCTGATTTCAGTGTATTCTGATGGATAAGGCAACCAAGATAACAGAGAAGTGGCATATCATATTCACTCGCTCTGAATACAAACACTGGTTAATGAAATGGCTGCAGCCTGAGTTTCAACACTGTTATGCGGTAAAGGAATCACCCGGTGGAGAGTTCTGGATGGTCGTCAATAATACTGCGGCACATACAGCGGTCAGGCTGGAATCAAAGATTGACTACCCGCATATAAGACTATTAGCGCCAGACTGTGTAATCCTAACCATTCAGGCTATAATACGACCAAGTAATAATAAGCACATGTTCTGCGTATTTAACTGCGTAGAAGTGTGTAAATCACTGCTAGGGATCAAGGCATTCTGGTGCTGGACGCCCTATCAATTATATAAGAGGCTGGCACATGGGTGATTCAATAAGCAATGAGTTTGACCGACAAGCAAAGGGCGCTGGCAGGTTTGCTGAATTTGGCGCTAAAGGTTTTGGCCTAGAGAAAGGAACTATCAGGGCCGAGAAAGCCTTAGAGCGCAAGACTATACGTACAGGTAAGACTAAAGCAGAGCGTGAAGCAAAGGAAGCTATTGCCAAGCAATCACAAACTGAGGCAGCGGCATTGGCTGAGGCTGATGATGAGGTAGCACGCAGGAGAGCCGTAGCAGGCAGTAAGCGAGCAGGACGAGGCTCATTGATACGCTCAACCGGATCAGGCACAACAACCAACCTAGGTGGAACTGCTTAATGAGTCATAACGTAGAGAAGCTACTAAAGCGCTTCGGTGCTGCCAAGGCCCGCCGCGAAATGTGGCGCTCACTGTTTCAGGAGGCATACGATTATGCGTTACCTCAGAAAGAAACGTTTAACTTTCATTCACCGGGGCAGAAGAAGAATAGACATATCTATGATTCAACTGCCCCTATGGGAGTTAGAACCTACGCAGCCCGCCTGCAATCAGCCCACACACCACCTTGGCAGCAATGGTTCGATTTCGTTGCTGGTACAGACACTCCGAAGGGTGATAGAGATCGGGTAAACAAAGAGCTGGAGCAGTCAACAGAGATATTCTTCAACCACTTGAATGAATCAGACTTCAGCAATCAATCAAATGAATCAGACCAGGATCTAGCCATATCAACCGGGGCTATGTTCTTTGAGGAAGGCAACGAGCTTGAAGGTGAGCCCCTATTTAAGTTTACCTCTATTCCGCTAGCCCAGCTTTACCTTGAGCCCGGTGAGGGTATGCGCAATACAGGATGGCGTGAACATGAGGTGCAGGTTCGTGATCTGCCCTCTATGTGGCCTAACGGTGATTTCGGCAGCGACCTAGAGAAACAAATCAAGGATCAGCCTGAATCTAAGGTGATGATCGTCAATGGTGTGGTCAAGCAGGATGGTGAGTTTCATCAGGTCGTTATATATGAGGCTAAGAAGCAGCTAATCTTCAGTCAAACATTTGACACCAGCCCACTAATTATATGGCGCACCAATGTGATACCCGGTGAGACTTATGGTCGTGGGCCTGCAATCGATGTACTGGCTGATATTCGTACTGTTAACAAGGTTAAAGAGTACATCCTTAAGAATGCCGCTATTCAGATGACCGGTATTTATACAGCTAACTCTGACGGCTCATGGAATCCCCATACTGTCACGTTGGCCCCAGGGTCCATCATACCTGTTAGCTCAAATAGTAATCAGAATCCATCACTTAAGGCGCTAGAAAATAGCGGGCGCCTTGATGTGGGTATGCTGATACTCGAAGACCTCCAGGCTAATATCAATCGGGCATTCTTTTCTAACCCATTAGGCGAGGTATCCGACCCGGTTAAATCTGCTACTGAGCAAATGTTACGCACTCAAGAGATGTTGCGGACTGCTGGTGCTCAGTTTGGCAGGTTAAACACTGAGAAGATCAAGCCTATTGTTGAGCGTGGTGTAGCTATACTCGCTGCCAATGGACGTATGCCGCCTCTCAAGGTTAATGGCAAAGAGATTACCATTCAGATGCAATCACCCTTAGCTAAGGCCGAGGCTATGGAAGAGTTCGGTAACTTCCAGGTGTGGCTGTCTACTATGCAACAGTTACCTGAGCAGGTATTAGCACTCGGTGGTCAAGTAGAGAACTTCCCCGCATGGACTGCCGGCAAACTAGGATTGCCAGTGGGTGAGCTAGCCCGGACTAAGGAAGAGATAGAGGCAGCATCTAAAGTGATAGCCCGACATGCCGCACAAGCACAACAACAAGGAGCGCCCGGTGTCCCTACAACTCCAGGAGAATAGTTTAGACGCATATCTCGATGAGGGCCTAAAGCAGCAGGAAGCTTTTAAGACTCTCGTCGAGAAGGAAGCCATTCGTGTTCACAAAGTCTTTGCACAGAACGAAGACGGCCGCGAATTATTAGAGCATTGGAAGAGCAGTTTAATGATGTTGCCATCAGCCGGCCCTAACTCAACGCAGATTGAGATTGGCATAGCTGAAGGTATTAAGCAGTTCGTCCGCAATATCATCATTCAGACGAAACAGTTTGAAGATGCAACCAGTGGAGAAAAATAATGACTGAAGAAGCAGCCGTTGAAACAGCCGTTGAAGCAGAAGACAATAGCCAAGCCGTGGCCGATGCTATTAACCGTCCTGAGAACGTGCCAGAAAAGTTCTGGAACAATGATACTAAGTCGGTTAACAATGATCAGGTGCTTGAATCGTACAATCAGCTATCAAGCAAGTTCGGCGCTTTTACCGGAGCTCCAGAGGCTTATGAGTTCAAGCTATCTGATGAGCTCACTGCCAACGGTGTCGAGCTCAGTGCTGATGATCCATTGATTGATACCTTTCGCGAGTATGCTAAAGAGTCGAACATGAGCAACGATCACGCTAACCAGTTGATCAACATGTTTGTAGAGAATCAATACGCCCAGGGCCAGCACTCAGAAGAAGCCGAGACGACCCGTATTGCTGAGCAAATGGGATTACTAGGTGATAACGCCCAGCAGCGTGTGGATAACATTGGTAACTGGGCTAGAGCTAACCTTACGCCTGAGCAAGTAGAGGGCTTATCTGATGCTGCCACTACTGCTGCCGGTGTACAGGCTATCGAGGCATTGATTGCTAAGAGCAAGAATAGCTCAGTACAGCCCAGTGAAGGCAATAACGTTAATCAAACGAGTATGGCAGACCTGCAGGCACTGCAATTTGCCAAAGACGAGCATGGGAATAGGAAAATGAGTTCTGATCCCGAGTATGCAAGAATGGTGCGCCAGAAGATGGCAGACGCATATCCCGGTGAGAACATTATAACCGTAGGATAGGATCAGGGGCGGGTGGCCCTACCACCCGTTTACCCCCTGAAGTGAACAATTATAAACCAATAAGGTAGGGATCATGTCATTTACACAACAGAGTTTTGCAACTGTAGGCGCTCAATCTACAGACACGCCAAATCTATACAGTTATAAATCTACAGACTCCCTTTCTACCGTCCTTGTGGCTGGTTATTTTGTTGATAAACAATTCCAGCTAGAAGAAGGCGACTTCATTTTATCTCAACTATCAGACTTCAATGGATTTCTTGAAGTAGACGAAACTAGCCAGGGGGTTAAAATTGTGACCGATAATCTACAGAAGACAGCGTATGGTGATCTTGCGACATCTCAGCTGCGGCCCGAAATACAGATAAGTGCCGAGTATAATTCAACAGGCTTTGTTGATCAGATTGCAACAGGCGGGAGCACGACAGGAGCTACAGGCGGTGAGTATTTCGGTACTGTCGGCACTGGCACCACCGATATAGCCGCCATCTTCTCTAAAACACAAATCATACCTAGTCACGGCCAAGGCTCGCTGTTTAGGTTCTCTGCCCGCTTCGATGCCGGCGTTGCTGATAGCCGAATGGTTGCCGGAGCTGCTACCGCTAGCGATGCTATTGCATTTGGTTATGAGGAGGCCGTGTTTGGCACTTTCTACACGCACGGCGGCTCGGTTGTAGTTTATGAGCTACAGATCACCGGGGCGGCAGCTGGCGCAGAGAATGCCACTGTAACAATAAACGGCACAGGATATACGGTGCCTTTGACGGCGGGAACGGTAAACCACAACGCCTCAGAGATAGCGACATCACTAAACGCGCAAGTCCCCCTTTATAATTTCTCACAAGTCGATGACCTTGTGGTTTTGCGTTCTGTTCTGGCAGCTCCAGAAACCGGCGCTTTTACATTCTCTAGCGCGACAGCCACAGGTACTTTTACACAGATAGCAGCGGGCGTTGTTCCTACTAGGGATTTCACGGCGCAGACTAGCTGGAATGTAGATGTGAAGGCAGATTTAGACCCCTCAAAAACAAATTACTACTCTATGCGCCATAACGGTGATATTGAATACTATGTGCAAGATGAATTGACCGGCCAAGAGCTTCTTGTTCACCGGCAGCAATTACCCAACACGCTAAGTATGCCTGTATTCGGCAACGCTTCATTCAGGATGGTGTGGTCGGTTACGAACTTTGGAAATACTACTCCAATAACTATTAGTGGATCGCACGCCGCTGCATTTGTTGAGGGATTCGGCAAATTTATACCATCCTCACTATCTGAAGAGAGTGATGCCGCAGGCATCGGGACAACTCTAACTAATATCATAACCATTAGAGTTCGTGAGGTTTTTGGAACACAGGTGAATCTAGGTAGGATTATCCCGCTCGCGGCGTCTGCGTTTTCAACCGGTTCAAAAGGCTCCGAGATAGAAATTCTCTGCGATGCTACATTTTCAGGCGAAACAGATTACACCTATGAAGATGAAGATTCGTCTATTGTAGAGATTGATACCACTACCACAAACACCATAACAGGTGGCGAAATTCTCGATTCCAAGGTTTTTCTTGCCGATGCAGATATTGACCTGTCGGATCTAAA